GGGAGAAACGTGATATTTTGCCGGTTGCCACCCTTCAGAAGAAGTTTTGACGTTGATGTTACGTCCTGCCGATGTCTCGCCGCCACCAAGCTGACTCATATCAATGGCAGAATTATCCAGATAATAACCTCCCCCATCTATTTCTGGTATACCAAGCCAGCTCATGTTGGGACCAATTGCCATGCTCTTTATTTGGCCGCCTCCTTTTAGATAATTTCGCAAGCTTGCTGGACCAAAACCAGGGCTTTCATCATCTTCAGAACCAAATCTCCCCAATAAACCGGAGAGCGCCTTGGTTCCCAAGGTAAAAGGGGCAGAATAAGGCATTGCCATCGTAGCCAGTGGTATACCCAAGTTGGCTATTGCCGCCGCACCTGATCCAAAAGCCGGAACCTGGCTTATGTCCCTTGACTTTGTGAATGGAGATGTTAACCAACTAAAGAACCCCCTATTTTCGGCAGGTTGGTCCCTTCTGGAAAGACCGCTGAAATATTCAGGGCCAAGTTCTGATTCAATATCCAATACCTGACCAGTATCGGGGTTTGTCCAATATTCTGGACCTTCCTGTGATATATTCCCGGTCCATGTTAGTTGCGGGGTCATATTGGTTGGATCTACTGGTACTGTAGACGGTTGCTCACCTGATACCAGGGGTTCGACTTCTGCTGCTCTCAGATTACCTACTTGTGGCTGTGTAAAATACTCCATATCTGAGGCTTTAGGATAATTGGTATATACATCTGGATTCATGCTTCCAAGTGCCGGCGGTATGATCGTTGACCCCGGAGCAAAAGGAGAAGCTGGGATCGAATATATTTCTAAAGGCTCCGGTTGCGTCACAGCGGCGGCCGGGGCAGAAGTAAAAGGAGAAAAGGAAACATTCCTGTTTTCCGCTTCAATATAATCCCTTATATCCGGGGCAAAAGTAGAAGCGGCCCATCCTCCAGGATCATCATAGTCAAGTTCAAAATACGCGCCACCGGCGCCACGGCGTAGGTCAACGACGCTGTCCGTAGACCAAGGTGGTGCCGAAAAATAATTATACTGTCTAGGGATTCCACCGGACTGGAATGGTAAGGGTACGCGCGGCAGAGGATTCTTGGGACTAACATTAGCCATGAAACGTGATCCTGAATATCTTGTCCGTGTTGGAATTATTCGTATGTGAGATTGTCACCTCACCGTTCTTTCTACTTGTTTCCGAAACGTACATGCTCGCCACTATCGCAGCGGCGTTTACCGTAGTTGGACTCCAGTGGAGGGCCGTCTCCAGTCCTATCCTGTCATCCGTGAATGTCGTGGTTGCCGCATCCGCCGCCAGAGTCCACAGGGCGGTATTGTTCAGTTTCCCCTGCATAACCCTCCGTGACCATTCAAGGGCGTCCCTCAGGAATAACCCTGTACTGGCCGTTGAAGCTGTAATGCCGGGGAATTCACTCATTGTCCATAAACGCTGGAGCGAACAACATACCGCCAGCCGCCCCTGCTAATAAATTTGCGCTTGTCTTTTTACTTGGGTCGAATTTGGCTTTAAGTGATCTTATTTTTGTTGGGTCAAAAATTACTGTTTCACTTCCAACCCTAATACCTTCAAACCCAGCTTCTTTCACTTTTTCTGTTAAGCCAGAAGACCCTAGCGTACTATCTGCTCGGATATAATCTGATAAAGATGCTGACTGTGTCCCAAGACCAGGAAATTGTTCTGGATAAAAAGTCTCCATTTCATAGATAAATGTATCTTTTAAATTTTCTAAGGCTTCTTTTTTTGTTTCTGGGTATTTGCCAGCATAACCAGTCCGAACAGAAAACTCTTCTGGGTACTTCCCAGAAACAGGATTTTTTACTTTAGCGTAAATTCCCGTTGTGTTGTCAGGATTTTGACCAACCAAATACTCGATATTATTATCAACATATTTTTCAGCTTTATTAATCGCTTTTAAAGCCTGTTTCTGGTCTTTGTCTAAAGCTCCTATTTTGTCTAATTTTTTAGCAAAAGATTTAAAGTTTCCACGAAATGTTGCGTCACCTGTTTCATTACTTAAATCAAATAATTTTGCATTTGTTGCGTACTCACCAACATTAGGCCCATAATATTTAGCCTCTCCAGAAGTATCTGCAAAATAATGACCTCTGCCATAATAACCACTATCATGTACTGACCCAATTAAAGAATCATCAAATCCCTTTATATTTTTTGCTCTTGTGCCGTGATACATTGGCGTGTCTACATCAAACCCCATTTCTTTTGCCCTTGCCATGCGGCTTGCTGTATCCATAGGAAGTTCATCCGTTATCTTTTTCGTTACTCCCTTGATTTGGCTTACTGTCCCCGGAGCAAACATCATTGGAATTGCCGCCGCAGCCGCCAAGGTGTTTAGGGCTGCCTGTCCGTAGTCTCCAGACCGTATGTTGGGCATAACCTGGCCCGCATCCCTGACCATGCCCGCAACGTCAGCCTGTGGGCCTACGAACTCAGGTACAGCCGTAAACAGCTTCCCTACTTGTTTACGCGAAGGGACGTTTAACCCCAGCCTACGCATAACCTCCAGAGGGCCGGGAACCCTTGTGAAATAGTCAGCCATCATGCAGTCCCGTCAGCGGTTATGTCTGCATCTACTCCCTGGGCGTGAGTCCATGTCGCACTGGCGGCTATATTGACCTGCGCCCTTGCATATCTCGACGAAGTGGTAAAATGAGCCTGTCCGTCTGCGTCTATACTTGAAGCCGTTCCCGTCGTTATGGAAGCGCCCACGTCGTCGCGTGTCTTTAAAGCTACGGTAAGGTGCGCCGTATTACTGACATCCACATAAGGTCTGATACCGTCTATCAGAACCCTCTCGCCCCCGCCTATCTCCTGCGATTCAATCGTCGCAGCGAGGTTGACCCCTGAGAATGTGGCGTTTTTTTTATCGGTGTCAAAGACCGCAAGAACGTCCTTGCCTCCAGTCCAGATCCTCGAATCCAGAGAATAGGGAAGGTCGTCCAGTTGGCTCTCGACAGCGTCCAGACCCTCTAAAGTATATCCCTGGGTCAGGTCGGTGAATAACACCTGGGAATTAAATTCCGCCTCCGACCATTCATTGAGACTCCAGTTATACAGAAGAGCCTTTGTCGCATTGGAAGTCGAGCTTGAGGGATATGTCCACATAATTACTTTATTGATTGGGTCGCTCGCGCCCCAGACCAGGTGAGGATAGTCCTGCTGGAATCTACTGAAAAATGTCTTGTCTACTTTCTGGTCCCCTATCGGGATAGAATCCTGACCGTTAAACTGATAAAATCCATCATTCGCCAGGTAAAAACACGAGTCCCCTATATTGACCACGCTTCTTGAGGCTATCGTTCCCCTCGCTCTTTCAACTTCATAGAACTCGAACACCGTAGGCGGTCCTGAATAGATAACGCGATACACGGCGTTGTCCATAAAGATAACCCCGTCCGTACCGCCTACCGCTCCCGTGATCGCCTGAATCCACCCTCCCGAAGGTAAGTCCTGTCTGTCAGACTGTTTACTTGCTGCGTCCGCGCTTCCAATGGTCGGCCAGTCCGTGGGGTCGTTAATCGCTGACCAGTGGACTCTATTCGCTACTGAATCATCCGCTGAGGTATAGGTGTTCCCCAGCATTATAAAGTCCTTGATCTGGGCAACGTGTCTTGCCCTCGGAGCGTCGGAGTCAAGATCGGCGAAGACCGTAGAAGTGTCCATAACATAGCTTTGGGTATTCGTATTATGCCCGCTGACCGCAATAATTCTCTCACCGAACTTGGCAAATTGCCATGTATCGTCGTCTGCAACCGAAGGCGTGGTCGATCCTGTTACGTCATTATATGTCGTACTGGAGAGCTTGTAGAGTTTACTTTTGTCCCCGGCGAATGAATTAACATTTCCCGCTGAATCCCTGAACGCCGCTGCGCCCTGACAGGTATTGGTTATAGCTCCGGTCAATGCCGCCAGCGTTCCAAGGGGAGCATAGGAGTGCTTCGTCCTCGGTATGACGTTCTTTGCAACCGTACTGAACTGTCCGCCAGAGTCCAGGGCTGGCTGGTCGGGAGCGAACTCGCCGAATACAATCATAGATAACCGCCGGTGTTGACGTTAAACTGGTTCCCCCTTGCGAGGCTTGCATCATGTCGCATTCTGACCCTGCCCTGGGTCTTTGAGTTAAGACGGTTAATCTCCTCGATAATCTCGTCCCTGAGAGGTTTATATACTGCCATTCGATCCTTGGCCTGTCTTGCCGCCGCCGCCTCGAAACACGACGCATAAAGGTACGCATCGGGGTAATTGGTCATCAGCCAGTTGGTGGCGTCGGAAGTGAGGTTGTTCGCCTTGAAATAAACGGCCTTGGTCGCATAAGCCTTGTCAGCCGGTCTATCAAACTCGTACACCGTTGCACCCACTCTATAGAGACGGGGCTGGCCTGAATCCGTTGCACCCCAGTAGACCAGATCGGCGTCTGTCGCAGGGGTTAGCTGACTCAGGTCGGACGTATAGTGCAATCCAATATCTGATAGAAATCCCGTAGGCAGGGAGGCAGTGCTTGCCGAAGAGGAAATGGTAACCGTAGCCGTCG